TATGGAAGTTGGAGATACATTAGGTTCTCCTATCGACATGGACATTGATGGCATGAATGTTAGTAATCCATCTACAAAGGATTATTATAAAGGCATGGTATAGTGAGTTTAAAGAAATGGTTTTCTGAAAATTGGGTTGATATTGGTGCTCCTAAAAAAGGGGGTGGATATAAGAAGTGTGGGCGTAAAAGTGCAAAAGGCTCAAAACGTAAATACCCTAAATGTGTTCCAGCTGCTAAAGCTGCCAGAATGAGTAAAAGTCAAATTCGTTCTGCTGTAACCAGAAAAAGGAAGGCGGGTAATGTAGGACCAAAGCCTACTAATGTAAAAACTATAGATAAAAAATATTATGGTGGATTGATAGATATTTAGGAGAATATTATGAGTAAATTTTCAAAAATTGACATTGAAAAAGCAATGAAAAATGTTGGTGAAGCATCAGCAAATCCTATTTTAATAAAAAGAGCTAAAGAACTTGCAAAACAACGAGAAGAAGGTGGTAGATTTTCTGTAAGTGATATTGAAGCTGCAATTCGATCATTAAGCAAAAAGAAAAAACCAGATTTTACACAAAAAAATAAAGGTGGTTTACAAGAAGGTTTAGAAAAATTAAAAGCAAAAGGTTTGAAGGACGGTTCTAAAGATGTTGTTAAAAATAAAGATAAAAAAAAGAAAAAGAAAAAGAAAAAGTTCCCAGATCTAAACAAAGACGGCAAAGTAACTTTCAAAGATATCTTAATAGGCCGTGGTGTGCTAAAAGCTAATAAAGGCACTATGGTACAAGCAAGAGGTTGTGGTATGGCTAGGAAGAAGAAAACAAAAATGTTTTAGGAGATTTTTATGAAAAAAGGTGACAAAAAGAAGGTAAAAAAAGTTATAAAAGGTTTAAATAAAGCTGTAGGCTTACATGCAAAACAAGCCAAAACTCTTAAAAAAGTTATTGGTGCAAATAATGGAACTCTAGTTAGAGGAACAGGTGCCCAAGTTAAAAAAACTAGGTTTAAAGGTGTA